TCCAGTAAGTGAAATAATGTTATTAGCAGTAATGTCTTGTCTCGGAGTGCCACTATCTAAGCCAATCGATACACCGTTTAGTGCACCGGCTTCTGCTGTAATTGAACGGAAAGTTGCAGTTTTAGTTTTAGCGTCAATTAATGAAGTACTATCATCAGATAATAAATTTCCTAACATATTTCCGTTGAATGTAGCTGCTGTAATTGTACCAGCTACATTTAATGTAGTTACGTTAGCAATTCCGACAGTTAGTGTATCTGATGTGCTATTCCATAACACAGTACTATCATTGCCTGAAATTCTATCAGCATACATTTCTGTTGCAGTAATTTCAGTTGATTCTATACTGTTTATTAATGCTTTTCGCCACTTACGTGCATCAGTACCTATATCATATTGACTATCAAGAGCAGGTCGTAGTGAAGAATTAATTACACCATTAACATTAATAATGTCACTATCTTCATTACCTAAACCAATATCACCATCGGATGTAATATTACCAGTAGCATGAATGCTTCCTGTAATATTAATACTTCCTGTACCTGTAATATTATTACTATTAAGATCTAATCCACCGCCTAGTTGCGGAGTAGTATCACTTATTACACTAGTAAATGCGTCTGCATCTGTGGGCCCAATTAGAACACCCCCGGCGATTGCTCCGTCGCCTACATATATCTTTTTGGTGTCCGTTGCATATACAAGTTCACCTTGTAGAGGTGTAACAAGCAATCTTTCTGCATCGGTTCCGCGTCTTAGTCTCAAAGCCATCTATTAACTCCTGGTATTAACTGTTACAAGTATTTATGCCATTTGTATAAAGACTACTTTCTTTTTTTAAGAAATAGCTTAGTTCGTCTGGTAATATCTTGTTTAAGGCGAACAGTATCTAATCTAAAGTCTACATTAGCAATTACTTCATCGTATTGTTGAAATAATTCTTCTAATGTATCTTCTAAATTAGATTCTGGATCTTTTTGTTTAGATTTTTCAATGTCAATGTCCCAAACCTTGCCGTCATTAAAATGTACTCTAACTGAGTGCAAATATTCTAACGGCACGACCTTAACATCTAAGTCTTTAAATACTTCGGGCCAATGATCAACAACTTCTTCGGGCAAACCTGAGTCACTAGATTTTTTTCTAGGCACTTGCCGTAGTCTTCGAAGTTTTTTTCTTAGTAGGAACAAGTTCTTCTGCTTGTCTTCGTAATGCAGCAGCTTCCTTACTCAATCTGTCTGCATCACTACGATATTTTGCAGCAAGAATTTCGTCTGTAATAACTTCTTCAGTTGATGCAACACCTTCGTCAAGATATGCGTTAGCAGCTGGCGCTGATGGCGCAACTTGTAATTCTTTCTTAGAACCGCCTTCTCCAGCTAAAGCTAAATCTGCAATTGTAACACCTTTTTGATCTGCAATAAGTTGATTTAATTCTGCTAAATTTACATGTGATTTAATGTCTGGAGTCATTTCAACAGCTGAAGTTTCAACTTTTAATAATTTTCCAGTTTTATGAAATGCTGCAAGCATGTTTCTGCCGTCTGGCAATTGTGTACGTGCCATACCTTCAGCAAGTTCGTATGCCTGTTGACCAGCATCTGAATCTACTAACTTCATTAATGAGTCATGTTCATCTGCCATTAAATTTTCTGTAGTAACAATAAGACAGTTCTCTGGTTCTCCAGGTACTACTCTATATGCTACAATTACTTTACGTCTATTATTAATTAAACGTCCTACGTGTTTAGTTACTGGCATTTGGTTCTCCTTGTTCTGCTTGCTGTGCTTGTACCGCAGCTAAAAATGTTTCTAGCTTAGTGTAAGTAGCACCTACAACTTGCATTTCATTAGGCTTAAAAGTGCCTCGTTGACTTGCAACATCAATAATTTGTTTAAGTGACGCTAAGTCCTGAACTGTAAGTTCGGCACCGCCTTGATCATTTGCTCCAGCTTCTTGAGTTGCTGCTTCTACTGGTGCTTCGTTTTTACTTTCATCGCTCATTAGTTGTCTCCTATATTAAGTTAAATGCGCTGTTAATGTATTTAAGTATATTTCAATAGCGGACATGCTAAAGTGAAATAACTTATCTCTTTTGCCTCTTCAAAGCCTACTTTGATTGATACGGTAATTTGGTTATCTGCATCATTAATGTGTAATGCCTTACCGACGTAATATCTGCCTTTTAAATTGTCATATATCCATTTAGATAATGAATCTTCTAAGTTATACTTTAATGGTAAAACAATATATTCGAAGTGCTTCGGAGGCACATCAAATCTACGTAAACCAAATAAATTTAATGGATTTAAATTTTTATGTTTTATCATGCTGCCGCGTCATAATGAACAGTCTGTCCAAATGGTCCTTGCAACCCTTTGTCACGATTGCTGTGAATAACAAATACTGTGTCACAGTAGTCTGGATCTCCCCAACTATCCCATGCATAGCCATCTGTAAACATAATAAGTTTCTTAGGAACATAGTCCTGTTCTTTCATATATGTCCAATTAGCCATAAAGTCAGTGCCGCCACCGCCCATTAGTTCGTATTCAGATAAGTCTTCTCCGCCATCTGAACTAAAATCTTCTTCGTTATATACTTGAGTATCGAAACACCATACTTTAATTTTATAGTCTTGATATTCTTCCATAATGCCTTTTACTTCGCTTAAGAAGTCTTTACCTTGCACTTCACCAATCGAACCACTCATGTCAATACATACAGCAATATCGATTGTATCTTGGAACTCCATGCCAGGTAGTATAGCACCACTCATTTGTCCTTTGCGTGACGGACGGCTAAATGTATAATCGCTTCTAATTATACTTTGTATTTGCTGACGCAATATTTCACGCCAGTTCATTTTAGGCTCTGTAAGCTCTTTAATCATACGTTGTACAGCACCTGGAACATTTCCAGCACCTGCACTTTGGGCTGCATTAATAGTTGCTTCTTTAATTTCGTCTTTAATTTGTTTAATTTCTTCTTTAGTGTATTTAGGCTTGCTAATACTTACGCCATGTCCGTTGCTGTCTTTTGTTTCACTACCTGCATCACCGTCTTGATCACCTTCGCCGTCCATGTCAAGATGTTCATCTAACATTTCACCTAGTTGTTTAACATATTCTTCGCCGTTCTTTTTAGCTTGTTTAAACAATTCATCATAGACATCTTCGCTAGTCCAGCCTTCGTATTTAAAGTCTTGATAACACTGTACGATGCTTGGAATAATTCCAATGCCGTCGCGTACTAATGTATTATTTACAATGTAGTCTGCACTAATATTATATAACATAGGCACACGATCGCCTCTGCGACCTAAGTGATCAAATACCATATGTAGAATTTCGTGTGCAACAACAAATTCAATTTCTTTATTGTTCATTGCATTAAAGAATTGTGTGTTGTAGTACAAATTACGACCGTCTACAGCCGCAGTACCGAGCCAATCGTCCGCCGCTAAAATACGTAACCGTGTAGCCATGTTACCAAAGAAGGGATGTCGTAGAAGTAATCCTACTCGTGCAATAACAATGCGGTCATACACTTCAACACGCATTATTTCTAGTGCTTCGGGTGTAATATCCGGATCTGGAGTAAAGTTTTTTAGTTCACTTTGTGTATCTTTAGTAGCCATTGCACTGCTCCTTTGTTAACTTATACATATATTATAGCATCATTAGATGCTATGTCAACCATTTTATTTAACTCAAACGAGCAGACGAATTCAAAAGAATCCGTCCGTTTTGTTCGTTTATGAGCTCTGTGCAGCTTTAATATATTTGCCATAACGTTCGTGGAATTCATCAAAACATTCAACTTCGTCTGGATCAATTGGTAGTTGGTACTGTGCAAGAGCAAGCTTAATGCCCATTACTACCATTTCAGTGCCAAAATTATCCATCGCAAAGCGTAGAAAGTTATTAACTTTGTTATCAAACTTCTTGTCACCTTTGTCACAAGCTTCTTTAAGTTCGTAACATAATGAGATAGTTAAAGAGTACATTGCGCTAATTTCTGTAGTTTTTAATTCTTTAACAGTGCCTTTAAGGATGTCGCTTGGATTAGGCAATTTAGAAGCAATCTTACGGTGTGCCATAAATTTGACAGCCAAGCCTTCTCCAACTGAACCAGCTACTAAGTCAGTAGTGGTGTTTTCGTCTAAGTCATCTTCTAGCAATTCTGAAACAAATGACCACGAACGAGGTGTTGCAAATGAACGTGATGAACTTTTAGGATCAAAATCATAAAGATCTTGTTTAGCAAATTGTAAGTAACCTACAACATCTTGATGTATTTTATTAGTTACACTCCATTGGAACCAGTCATCAAAACTAACAGTAAGTTCTAAGTGAATAAAGCGGTTAGCTAACGGAGCAGGCATACGATACGTAACACCTTTGTCAGCGTCACGGTTACCTGCCGCAACAATCATTACATTGTCCGGTAGCTTGTAAGTGCCTACACGACGATTAAGAATCAACTGGTATGCCGCCGCCTGTACACTAGGTGCCGCCGAATTCATTTCGTCTAAGAAAAGAACAATGTGATCAAACTGTGCCGCAAACTCTTCGCTTGGTAGTTCGCTAGGCGCACCCCAAACCATTGTACCTGAGTTGCTGTCAAAGTATGGAATACCTTTAATGTCTGTAGGTTCCCAAAGACTCAAACGAATATCAATTAAATGTGAATTTGTAAAGCTATTGGTAATCTGTTTAACAATATCACTTTTACCAATACCCGGAGCTCCCCAAAGGAAGATAGGACGCTTTTTAGTAAGTGCATGTTTAATGCTTGCTTTTGCGCCATTTGGTGTAACTGTGCGAGTTGAATTGTCCATTTGTAGTACCCTCTTTTTGCGTTGCTTTATTTAAACTATACATATATAATAACACATCTACAGGATTTGTCAACCGTTTTCTTCGTCTTTTTTCTGTCGATTCATTGCTTTTGTTAAACCGTACTTGCGTAGGTCTCCTGAAAAGAGGGTTAATTCGACTGCTTTCCGTTCATTAGTTACTATTATACTTCGATTTGTTAGATAGTATGGACAATTAATAAATTGATCTAGAAAAATAATTACTTGCGTTGTCAGTGGCATATCGCGTGGATATGGAATATCGTATGTTTCAATATCAATTTCAGACAAGATATCAATACCTTGTTCTGTTAATCTTAAACCACCAGATGATTTGTTTCTACTGTTTTGCCACCATAAGGGCATAAACTGTTTTACTGTAGCACTATCAGTACTACGGTTAAGTTGTTTAAGAAAGATCTTAGTATAGGTTTCTTTCCAGTTCATTATTCTATAACAGTCTCACCTGAATTCATTTTTACAACAGAAAAATCTGCAGATTTAAACATATCGTTTAATTTTGATGAAAGATTGTGTGCATGCCCTGGATTAGAAAAACTAGTTTTCTTATATTTAGGCCCAGGATAATTAGTTAGCATGTTAGAGCTTTTTAAATTGAACGGCTCGTCTTGATAAAATACTGCCCAGATAGCGTCAGCTTTCAATACTTGTTCAGCCTTATAAGTTTTCTTGTCTATGTGTTCAAGAAGGACTGTTGGTTTTGGTCTACTCATATGCGTATCTCCGAATTATATACGCATATATTTATCTCTTTTTATTTATAAACTACGCAGTTTATTCCCAATCTGACGTAGTACTTCCTAATTGAACAACAATTTTTTCATCATTGTCTGTTGATTTATTAACAAGTAATGCCTCTAAGTCACCGTTTAGGCGAGTCATTACTTCGCCTAGAGTAAATGCTAACCTTTTTGCTGTTTCAATATCTAGTTTAACTTCTCTTTGTTTACTAGCGTCTGCAGATTTAACAGCAGAAATAAACTGCTGTATTGGAAGTGTATTAAGTGATTCATTTACTGGCATGTAGTACCTCAGGTATAAAATGGTGTGCAATTAATTTATGTGCTTCGACGTTGTAATGCTCTTGGTCTTGCATCATAGTATCAATATTTATATTTAGGTTTTCTTTAATCCATACATTAGCAGGAGTTTCAAATACTTTAACATTTTTTAAAGGACCAAACATATCAAAACGTATTGGCGGAAATTGTATTCTCTCATTTACACGCCATACATAAACTGGTACATTACACATTGCATCTATTAAAGCAATGTCTTTGCAATATTCTTCATGTTTAATATGGGTATTGATTTCAGTATGAAACTTCATGTGCATGTAATTGTAGTCAAATCCTGGCCACTCATATCCACCATTAAACTCAGGACATCCTTCTTCGTAATTAGCTACACTTGCCCATTTAACTTTTTCATTCCATTCGATTTCGTTATAGTTTACTGTATTAAAATCGTCGTACAAAATAAAGTTATCTGTTTCTTTATACTGTTGAGTAAAGTGTCCTGGCTCTAGTTGAGTAAACGCTAAATTAATATTATTAGCTAGTAGCCATCTATCCCAATATGTAGACTGAATTACTACACCCGAAATATTATCATGTATGTTAAGCATATGACGAATCCAGCGAGCGTACTTTTGATTACATGCGCCTGCTGACGCATATATGTAACATTGTTCGTCTGCTAACTCTTCTGCATAGATCTGTGCATAGTTGTTCTCGTCCCATACAACCTTTTGTATCTTCTTATCGTCGTCAACATATCCCCAAAAGCCATTAGTATGACTGCATCCAACAAATAAAAGGTTACCTTGCATTTGCTTTACTCAACGCCTGCCGCATTTCTATTTCGCTTTTAAACGGGCCTTTTGTTTCGTAACGTTCAACTGTAATTAGTTTAGGACAAAAGCTCTTAACCCAACCTTTGTCAAATCGAATAATGTAGTAACCTGCACAATACAAACTTTTAGATTTAGGACTCTTAGTAAACAGTGCTAGTTTTTGTTTTACATCAAACATAGGATTATAAGGAGTACAGCTAGCTGGAAATCCGTGAACTTCTTTGTCAATCACTACATCTTCTTTTACTGTCGTCCAACTAATTTCAGAATCAAAATTCTTTTTAAGTTGTTTAAGATTTGAAAAGAACCTTGTTCCGGATGTGTCTGAAAGCATATACTGCTTGTCTTCGGAGACGCTTAGTGTACCTACTCTTTTGCCCTCGGATTCAACAATCCAAAATTTATTTTTTAATATTTCTTTAGCATTTATATTCATTTAGGGTACCTCGCTTGTAATGATGGTGCATAATATTGCGCCTGGTCTGCAACTCGTTGCATATCCCACTTAGCACAAAACTTCATAAGACGCATACCTACTTGACTAATGTCTTTAGGTTCTACGTTTGCAATAGTTGTATTAATAATCTCTCTAATTTCTGCAGGTTGTGCAGTCAAGTCACACAATACAACATTGCGATTGTAATCATCTAGCACACGATGCTCTGTGCCATTATGATCTGTCCAGCGTTGCAGCATCATGTTATTCCAATTATAACCTTTTGTAGTCTTGTCAGCATACGCTTCAATAAGACCAACTTTGTTCTTAGTGCCTTTCTTGCGTACACCGGGGTAAGCACTAAACACGTTATCACTAGTATCGCCACGCATACACTTTTCAAACAACATAAAGTCAGGCTGTGGCGCAAGTTTGCGCTCTTTAGTCTTCTTATCAATAATAGGCTCGCGCTTCTTATCATCAAAGTAGCCTTCGTGTGTAATAATAGTATTACTTACACCGTTGTACTGTGTTACATTAGGAGCAATTAGTTGTGCAAAGTCACCGTCTGTACTAATGATAGTATGATTATCATTAGGATGTGATTGTACCCAGCCTGCAATAAGATCATCTGCTTCTAGTTGTTTATGCTGAATAACAGTACAGTTAGTCTTGTCTGTAACAAAGTTCTTAAACTCGTCAAAGATCTCCCAAAACGCTGTATCTTCTTCTGCTTCAGTAACAGTTAGTTTA